CGAGAACCTTTCTCACCAGTTACATAGCCTGTCTCATCAATCCAGACAGGTCTACCACGTAAAGTTTTCTCATCTGTTTTAGTTCTTGGCCTTGGCACTGGTCTAAGCATTAACTTTATCTCTTAGTTGAGTAAGTGAACGTAAGGCACGAACTTCTCCTTGAAGTCTATACAACTCTTCTAGTTCTGTTCGTTGTTCCATTTGTTTGTGAGAGAAAGCTATACGAGAGTCTAGTTCCTCAAGCATAGCATCCCAAGTGTCTTTATTGTTTACGATTAGCTTCAGGCTCATGCAGCACCTTGCTGTCCTGTATTACCTGAGAAACCTTGCTCTCCCGGTTGTGGTGCAGTACCTGTTCCTATATTACCACCACCTGCTCCTGAAGTATCTTGAACTCCTGTAGGTGCTCCCTGTCCTTGAGGTGGTTGTACTCCCTCTGCAGGTTGTGCATCAGGGTTCTCTGCCTTAAAGTCTTTTAGTAACTCAGCCTGTAGCTTTGCATCAGCCATAGAGTTTACAAGTTTATCAGGATCTAGATCCATACTCTTAGCAATCTCTCTAATGATATAATCCATCTTAGAGAATGGTGCTAGTGCTGGGTTCTGTGTAATCTGTAAGAACTGCATCAAGCGTTGACTACGTACTTCGTTAGCCATTAAGCTTTCAGTACCTTGTGCTTTTACTTCTAAGTCACCTTTAATATCGTTATCAAAATCAAATTGCATATTAAAGTTAAAGAAAGCTTTACCAAGTGGAGATAGTAAGTAGTCATCTACATTCTTTACAACATTGCGTATGCTACCGTTGGCAGCAGACATGAGCATACTAATACCAGAAGCAGTACGACCCACACCTGATACGCCTGTCTGACCATGTGCGAAAGATGGGAAGCCAGTTGATTCATCTGATAGTACCCTCGCCTTATCAAACAGTTGCATATTTTCATTAGATACATTAGGAAACTTAGTTCCAAAAAGAGCTTGACCAGGTGCCCCTCCCTGTCTCCTAAATACTTTTCCTGGATACACGGAGAGGTCTTGCCCTGGGACGAGATTTGTCTCGTCTACCTCGATGATAAGATTTCCTGAGAGGGCAGCATTGTCAACTGCCATTCTCATAAAGCCATTCATTAATGTTTGTGTGTCATCCATGTTCTCTGCAATACCTACTCCAAAGAAAGAGTAAGGGTTTACCTCGTAGGGTACTGCATAGTAAGGAAGGTAAGAAGGAGTAAATGGATTAAGAACTAATCGTAGTACTTGACCGTTACATATCCATACGTTTACTGATACCTGATCTGCGTCTTTCATATCTTTAGGGATGTCTACGTTTTGGTCTTTCAACATCTCTGTGTCCATGTAGCCCCAGAACTCTAGGACTGAAAACCTTTCACTTTGAGCTTCTTGCTCATCGTCTTCCATAGCTTGTTCCCACCACTCTTTAGTGTAGGACTCTCCCATCGATATAGCTGTATCGATAGTATTGCTTCTGAAGAAAGGTCTATTCTTAAGTGCTCTCATTTGTGTTCGAGACATCTTGTGACGCTCAATAACAAATTCTGCATCATCCATATTAGATGCATCAGGATCAGGATAGAAGTTCCATATAGAAACTGAAGAACACTTAGGCATTGTTTTTATGATAGGTGTGTACTCACCTTCTTCTGACCAGTTAGGGTATTCTTTGTCTACCGCAAATGGTCCTTTCATGATACCTGTACCAAACAAGGCTGTTTCAAATGCTGTGTTTCTTAATTCTTTTCTAGCATTAGACTCTTCTAGTTGGTCATGTATTTTCTTTTCCATCTTCTTAGCTGCTATCATAGCTGGATGAAAAGTAATTTGTGTAGGTGATTCTGCTTCACCTTCTTTTAAATTATCTTGAACAGGTGAAAGTTTTTCTTTTAAACCTGCTAGTCTATCTCTAAAGTCTATAAGAGTTTCACCGGGTTGTACCTGCTCAGGTTCACCCATAGGTGCTTGCTGCTCCTGCATTTTCTTAGCAGTGTCTTCTGTCTCTAAGTGTACAGCTTCTGATACACCTTCAGGTAGAGTAGTAGGGTCAATACTAATAGGAAACTTATTAGCACCAAATAGTACTTCTACAATTTGACCGTAAGCAGCTAGTACCTTAGTCTTTGTAACCTTAACAAATACTCTAGACTTCTCTGATGAAGTAAACTTTACATCTGGTCCATAAAGACCTCTATAGTTTCTGTACGCTTTAATCCAGCGTTGCTCTTCACCATTCCTAGATGTTTCAGCTTTATCAAAACGTTTTTGTATATAACTTACAATAGATCCAACTGAAGGATCACTAAGAGATTCTTTATCTGTATCCTCTATAAAAGATACTTCAGCATCTTCCATGTGAACTTCTTCACCTAAGATTTCGTCTTCTTCCATATTATTTTACCTTCCAAGGTCCGTTATCAAAATCGTACTGTTCTTGACATTTAGGACAACTATCAAACTTATCTGTATTATAAATTATAGAACACTTTGAGCAGGTCACTAACACTTTAATATCCAAACGTTGAATCACTCATTTGAAATCCAGAGTTTTGAGTATCAGGGTTGTAGTCAAACAAGTTACTTCTTGGTCTTGTCATAATACCATACCTGATAGCATCATAGATGTGGTCTTCAGATTTAGTATCTACATCCTCAGGATTGTTTTTATCTAGAGGTAGTGAGGGAAGTTGAGCAATTGTATTATAACAGCTACTAAAGAAAGTTATTCTTGGTTCTTCTGTAAAGTCATCTATCTGTAATCTTCTGTGTAATTCATTCTTACCTGATACACGAGAACCTTTTGATCTGTCGGCTGGTCTAAAACGACAACCTTTTTGTATCATCTGTTCTGCTAGTGAAGGACCAGTGTCACCTCTCTTATGCCAGAGAGAACTGTCAAGAACACCATATCTTATTTTCTCGTTAGATTCAAGATCTAAAATCATATCAGCTAAATCTGTAGCTAAAACTTTACTAACGTACAATTCTCTATAAACAATTAGCTGTTCATCAGGAGCTACCGCAAACCATATAACAGCAGAGTAAGATCCGTATCCATAGTCGGCTGCTCTAAACCTAGGCCAGTTACTTGGTATCTCGTATGGATCTACCACATGTATTCTTCTACTGAACTCTGGGAAAGCTGCACCTTCATTAATATCCCAATCCCCTTCCAACAATTGTCTCCGTTGGTGCTCAGGCAGAGAGAGTAGGTTGGCTTCGTACATCCCATCATCAGACAGATAAGGATTATCAAACAAAGTCGCAGGGATAAACTTTCTCTTGAAAAGAGGTTCTCCCTCTCTAGTATGTCCTTTAGGCCAGCAGATTACCTCACCTTCGTTATCTGTAGCCCAGAATGCATGATCAGGTTGACTAGGATCTATAAAGTATCTCTTAACCCACATGTGGCCTGGACCACCGGGATTGCTTGTAGCTCTCATGTAGAGAGGTAACCCTGAAGCCTTAGTAGTACGTAGACGTGACCTCATGTAGTTCCATGCGTAATCTGTAGGCCACTGTGTTAGTTCGTCAAAACCTATCCAGTTAAATGCTTGACCTTGGTATCTCATAACGTCATCGTCACGGTCAAGGTAAGACATCCAGAGAGTTGCACCACTAGGTGCTACCCAAGTCTTATCTCGTTCCATAAACTTAATACCTGGTATCGCTCTGGGGTATAGCTGCTTAGATACTGATATAAGTTCTCTTAATTCTTCTGTGCTTCTCCGTACAATTAACATCCTAGCGTTAGGGTTGTTTAAGTATCGCACTGGATCAGCTATTAGACTATAGGACTTACCACCACCAGCTGCCCCACCATAGAGTACTTCTTGCTCTGTAGCGGCTAAGAAGTTTGTCTGAGGACCAGGGTTAGGTTCAAAGATAATATCTTGCTTAGCTTGATCTAAATCTGCATCAGCTGGCTTCGGAACTGCTGGAATCTGACTCGAAGTCTTTAAAGATTCTTTTGGCAGCTCTACCACCAATTCTTTCTTTTTCGATCTTCTCCGCTTTCCTTGCCGCTTCTTTATACTTTTTGGCATACTTTCTATAGCTAGAGGAAGCTCGTCTGCGCTTTTCTTCGATCCTGACACGTTTGTCTAACCCTACATGTGATATATACCTACCTGACTGTTGAGATAACCACTTAGCTACTTGCCTTAGGCTGTACTCTCGTAGGAATAGTTTTGCTTTTTCTAAAAGTTCTAATTCTTCTGGTAAGGGTATTAGTAAATCAGGATCTTCCTCATCCTGCTTGTATCCAAAGGGTACATGTCTTCCAACTCGTATAATCGGATACCACTCTCCACTTTCTCCTCGTAGTGGTATCTGCCAGTCTGTCTTAGCTGGATACTTTGCTTCAGACGCTCTAGCAGTTTTAATCTTCGGCATCACTATCTTTAGACGGTAAAATAAACAGAGGCTCTGATGCTTTAACCTCTACTTTGTCTGTCTTAGTAAAACCTGCTCGATCTAAGATGTCTTTAGCCGCTGTCATCTTTTCTTTGACACCTAGGTCTGTTGGGTCAGCCATTACACTGAACATGGTGTACGCAGCCTTGGTGGATGACTGAGCAATAAATTTCTTAGTTCTCTCAACAATCTCATCTTCAATAGCCCCCACAACCTGTGCTGTAGCCACGCCTTCGGCGTATCCTGCAAGCTTTTTAGCTTTAACAGGATCACCTCTGGCTTCATCAAACAGAACGTCTAAGAACTTCTGTTGTTTTTCAGTTAGCTGTCTTGCCATAAACAAGTCCTTTGTAGTCTTACTGGTTTTGACCAAAGACCTTATTGTAAATCTCACCACGGGAAATACCCATATCGTGAAGGTCTTTATCTTTGAGGTTCATAAGAACCCAGTAGTCTGCTCTGCGTTGCTGATGCTCTTGAAAGCGTGTTAGTAAGTTTCTAAACATATTTCTAAATCTCCAGTTAATTTGTGCGTGTTGGCTAGGATACCAACTGGAGACTAGTTATATACGAATAGTTATATCATACTATAGATAAGATTGCAACCCCGTTATGCATTAAGTGCGATTCGGGTCAAAGTACTCTTCTACTGAAACAAGAACTTCCATAGTATTTGCAGTCTCAGCATATACCATAATCTTATCACCAGCATGTAGGTTAAAGTAACCACCATTAACTAAGTTAGTTACAGAGTGTCCTGCCATACTAAGTCCATTAGCTATGTAGCGATACTCATTATCATCAGCATGGTAAAACTGTACAAACACCTTCTTAGTAGAAGTAGAACTATTACTTATGTGTAGATACCTAGTAATGGCACTGAAGTTAGCAGGACAAGTATACACAGCGGTAGCACTAGCATCTGCCGAAGTAGATGCAATAGTGTACCCTTGTGTATGAAACTTTGACTTACTTAGATCTGGCATCTAATCAATACTTACCTTCTACACCAAACTTTTTCTTGTGTTGCTTAATAGTTTCTTCTTTGTACCTAGTTGTGTACTTCTTATTATTCCAAGTAAAAGTAGGATTACCAGCTTTTCTGTTTCTAGCAAACGCCTTACCAAAAGACTCATTGGTTGTTGGACCAGCTGCTGGGCGCTTCTTTGGTTTAACTGGTGTATTCTTTTTAGTATCTTCTCTGCGAGTAGGTGTCTTACTAGGATCTCTTGCAGGTGCTGTCTTCTTAACAGGTGCTGTAGTTTTAGGCTTTGC